TTACACGACCATAAACTTCACCGTCAAGAAATACAGTGAGTGCGTCAGAGCCAGCAGATGCCAATTGTTTGATGGTAATCGGAGTTGCAAATTTCTGTGCCACGACCTCAATCGCTTTCTTTTTTCTTATAACCCCTCAAGGTTATTTTTTAAAACTTTAACCTGTCACCACAATAGTAAAAGCCCCAGCCGAGATTGTCCCAAGTAGGGTTACGGTTACTACATCAGCGGTAGTTCTTACCACATCACCAATAACGGTTTCCCCTGTTGAGTTTTGATATATTTGAACGATAACATCGGTTGTATTGAACAGGTGGGTAACCGTGGTTGAGGAGGTGCCGGAAGCAGAAGCGGCACAGCCCTGTTTTGCAATGCGTGCGAGGGCTGGTGTGAAAGTTGTTGCGGTTCCAACAGAAGTTGCAATACCAAGGTTTATACGGGCATCAGCGGCTGTTGAAGCACCAGAACCACCGTCTGCAACGGCAACATCTGTGCCATTCCAAATACCAGTTGTAATAGTGCCGAGAGTTGTGATTGAGGATTGACCAACATATGTTGATGCAATATCTACAGAATTATCATTAACTGTAATTCGGGCTGCTGTACCAACTACATCAAGCGTGTTTCCGCTCTTTGTAAGACCAGCGCCAGCGGTTATTTGACCAGCACCTGAGAACTGAACAAAGGTTAACCCTGTTGTTCCAAGAGTGATTGCGTCGTTTGTTGTAAGAACAAAACCGTTGTCTGCGTTTACTGTACCTTCGGAGACAAAGGTGAACATTCCTGTCGTAACTTCTGCTGATGTATCAGCATCGGTTGCACGAGAAGCCGCACCCGCACCAGAATCAACGGCTACGTAGATACCGTTTTCTGACGCTGTACTCTGGTCTTTGAGGAGAACTCTGTCACCAGCAACAAGTGTTACGCCATCGATTGAGTCGCCTGCTTCAAGAGCTGAAGCGATTGCCACCGGAGCAACAGAGGCGAGTCTTACCGATTGCTTAACATCAAGACCAGAACGGGCTGCGTCTACATAAGCCTTAGTGGTGGCATGACCGTCAGCAGTAGGGGTAGCAACACTAATATTGCCATTACCATCACGTTTTGCCAATTTAGAAGCAGTTGCAGCATCGGTTGCATCCGTAAGCATTTGCCAGAAAGTGTTGGAGAGTAAACCTGCGTTGCTGGTGTCGGCAAGATTTGGCGTAACGGTTATTTGACCATTATCTTCAGTAATCGTTAAAGAAAGAGCGTGTGTTCCTCCAGGAATAACGCCAGCAGTAACCCCGTCATAACCAGCAACAATTTTTCGCCAAGCAGCTGCTGTAGCGTCATAAATCTTGATAACGCCCTCTGCGCTATCAAAATACATCCGACCATCAGCAAGGTTCGTGCTCGGGTTTGTGGCCAAAACCTCAAAAGTGGCGTTAATTAGCTGATTCTGGTTGAGGTCAATATTAGTTAGAAATTTTTGAGCCATTGTTCCTGCCTTATGTCAAATAGGCGTAACCAGAAAAAGGCGCAGTGAAAAACACCGTTACCTGAGAATCCGTGCTACCCGTATATTGTACTTCACCAGTAACGTTGGTCTGGGCAGAATCAACTACTGTTACGGATGGTTTTCCGCCAAGAGTGTGATTAATAATCCAGGTTGATGATGCAGATTGTTGGTTATGAACATGCCTCCGTGCATTGCCGCCCATCGCAGCAAGTCGAATATTCACATTATTTGGGGCGTCCTGGTTGACAGTTACAGCGTTTGGGGTGTCCTCGTGGACATTTACCAGGGTTATTCCGTCCTGGGTTACATTGACAAGATTGGGGATGTCATCAAAAATTATGACATTATTTGGGACGTTGCTCACTTAGTTACCTCAGGGATGAGCGTAAACGTACCCCTAACCACTTTTGACACAAAACCGTTCGCCGTAATGACCTCAAGGTCATAAACCCCACTGGTCGTGATGGATGCCGTAACCGCGTCGCTCATGAATACCTGAAGCTGGTTGTTTGCTGCGCCAGGATTTATTTCGATTCTGCCCGGAGCGCTTGCGGAAGACGAATTCATGTTGATAATTGTTGTATCTGAATCAATTGTTCTTCGTACTTGCATTCTGGCAGAATGACCGGTTAGGTCATATTCTTCAAAAGTATTACCCGTAGGGTCGGTTATTAGGTCCGGTTGCTCTATTTCGAAAATACGAAGAAACGTAGAACCCTGCTCACATGTGATGTTGTAAATTCCAGCAATCATGGACAGACTCTCCTAGGTGTGCACCTATTAGAGTTTAGGCTATTTGCCTCAACCAAAATGGAACCCCTTGGGAAATATCACCAAGCAGCAGTGTTGGTTATAGAACTGAAGGAGAGTTCTTGTTTGCTCCAACTTTCTTCAATCCCATGCTTATTGCCAACGAAGCTACGACTGCGGTGACGCCAATTTCTAGGTTTGCAGAGTCGGTCAATGCGTTAAAGTCGGAACCGGCTGCAACCCATGCACCGAGAAATGCGGTTACGAAAGTCTTTACTGCTTGCTCAACTGCCTGCTTGATAAATGCTGAATTCATTTTTTCTCCTTGCTGGGGGTATTACCAGCAACCCCATAGTACCCCGAAAGATTTGGTCACATAGTAAAGTATTATCCGAGATAATTAGATTGATATTCTTGCTTTTAAAGCGACTAGACCTACTATTCCTCTTCGCCAAAACCTTCATCTAGGACGCTATTTTCTCCGTTCAATATCATGTCTTCGGCAGACCTAAGCATCCCAGAGGCAAGCCATGGAGTCATTGACATTGAGCAGGATATTGAAAGCTCCGTTCCGGATTCGTTGACTATTTCAGCAACAATTATAAAATTTGCTATTAGTTTGTCTGGAAGAGAATCACGAACAAAAGAATCAAAGTCGTACTTCATGTTTTTTCTGTCATCTTCGTCCATGTTGTCCCCTATGTTAATACATGCGTTACTTTGACCCCAATTGGCTTAGCGTAATGAATAGCTTCTTCAATAACGCTAAGAGATTCTCCAACTTTTTCTTCCGAGGCACCGTATGTTTGCTCCCATGGAGTTTCTATCAAAACCGTAAATGGTCCATTGTTCTGAAGCGTTATCTGAATTTCCTTTTCTCCAATCATCAATCTTTTAACGGCTTCTTCGATTGCGGTTACGGAGCCAGAATTTATCCCGTAATAACCATTTTCTGTTTGCCACTGCAGGAATTCTTTTTGTAGTTCAGCTGTGTTCTGAGGTGGTTCTAGGAGTGCCGATGTGGTAAATCTTAAAGCATCAACTCCGTTCAAAGTACTAGAACCATCACCTTCGGTTGCTCCAAGAACAAATGGGTCCGATGGGTCCTGACTTGATTCAAGTTTTGAAATTGGCTCAGTTCCAGTGAACTGCGCAAGCCATTTTAGTTCGTCTGTGTCCGCCACGTCCGGGTTTACAAGATAGCTTTTTGTTAGGTCATTTGTTTCGTCGTAACCTTCAGAAATATCGTAGTGCTGAAAAGAAAAAGACTGCTTTAGTGCTCTATCAAGACCCTCAAAAGCAACATCAACAAAACGTTGCAAAGCAAAATCTGGGTTTTGCTGTAAGTTCTCAGTATCAAGATACTCGTTGGGGATGTATCTCATCATCTGCAGCAAGGCTTCCCCAAGCCTTCCAGCGTCTACAGATGAACACAAAACCGGACTAGTAAAATATATTTTGTCTGATTGATTATCTGGAATAAATTCTATTTCAATAGAAACAACTGGATTTGGGTTGTTGTAGCTTGGAACATACATTTCAATTGTTCTGTAAACTCGCCACGCTGGATTTGCCAAAGAGCTAGAATAAAGAGAGCTTGTTGCTGGTGGAATTTCAAAATTTGTCAAACCAAATGACTCAATTTGGCTACCGTCATCAAATATCTTTACATTTATCTCTCCACCTGCCGGCATGCTTACGCCAAAAGTCAATTGCGCAGCGTACTTGTAGTCCGAAGCGTCCATGCTTACTGCATCTATTTGTATATAACATGCGCTTGCTGTCGGAGTCAGCTCAATCTGTTTGAATTCACTCCCGACTCTTATTTCCGAACTTGACAAATTTGTGTAGGATGCACCAGAAATATACCATTCTCCAGAACCACCAAGCGAAGCAAGTGTCTCCGCCGAACCAGTAAGACGATTAAAAACTGAAGCCATTACAAAACAACAATTTCAACAATGGCTTGAGGCAGGCTCCCTGCATATAAAGATTGATAAGACGTAAGAGCTGCCCCAACTGATACTTCTGAAACTAATAGATTATTTCCATATGGAACATCTGGGTACTGTGGAATTGATGTACTGACGTCCGAAACATACTGAACACCCTCAACTGATAATATTTTTCCAACTAGGTCAAATATTCTTAACGACGAATCAAACTGCGGCCATTGATTTGGAGAAACAAAAGACTCAATCTCAGTCTTTACGTCAGTTGAAACCGTGGTTGAGTTAAATCCAGCTCTTACCGAAATTGTTGCTTCTACATTCACATAATACACGGAAGCATCAATAACATCAAAAATCAATCCAGCTGCAACACGAGACTCAATATCCGATTTAATTGTATTTTTTGTATCTCTTCCAACTGGGATTCCATCTTCTCCAAGTACAAAAATTGCAAAATATCCAGGCTCTTCATTGTTTTCTGTATAGCTTGAAAGGAGGGTGTCCATCATAACAACATCGACATATTCACCCACCGATGATGTTGAAGAAATATTGTCCGTGTAGGTTATTAAGGACTGAGCAGCATTAAGGGTAAGACCGTTGGAGGTGGTTGTGTATATGCCACTTGGGAATATTGCAGAATATGTTGAGTCTCCATAAAACTCTGGAGTTATCATTCTGTATGTTGTCCCGGGATGAGCGGAAGCGGAAGAAGCAAATGCTTGATTGACATATGCGCTTGCAGACGTTCCTGAGTGGTATCCGCTAGCCGATGTTGCAGTAAATGCGGTTGGACGCACAAGGTCGTAAACTTTGCATCTTTTTACATTTGAATAATTTAGAAGTACATAGTTTTCTATTTGTGTTGCAGTATTCAAAGTTGAACTTAAAGATTGCAGATAGGTTGCAGCTCTATTCAAAAATTGAGTTTCTGTTTCGCTTGAGTCACCCTGGGAAACAACCGATGTGGTTGTACAAGAAAATATTACCGAGCTTGGAGAAGCCGGGAGTAACTGCGTTCCTATGGATATCGAGGGTATTACTCCATTAATCAAGGATGTCAATGTTGCGGTTATTGTAACTGCGGCCCCAGCAGTCGTGACTGCATCATTCAAAATAAATGGTAATTGTATTACCTGCGAGCCATCAAAGTAGTCGTACACAAACAATGTTCCGGCATCTACCGTCTGCTCTACATCAAAAAATTCAATTTCTACATCAACTGTTCCCGCAGTCGACTCTATTCTTGTAACACCCATAATTTTCAAAATGCCTTCAACTAGGCCGTTTGGAAGTCTGTTTATTGCACCTATAGACAGGGCCCCAACATATGCTCCAGCTTGGAGTATTGCGTCTTCTATTGTGCCGGGCCGTGGGTTAAATTCAGGCAAAGCGGTTTGGGCGTACGTGACGGCATCCTGATATACGGAAGCTGGCTGTTCATCAAAGCCAGAAAAATCTATATATGTACTAAAGTCAGGTGACGGCATTTTCCCTACAATTCATAAGAGACATTTATTCTATCTATGCCAATTGAGTTTGGTCTTCCTCTATCAATTGACGTAATTATCATCTCAGGCCAAAAAGAATTAATTGATTGCCTAAACCCTTTTGGTTCTCCAGCTTCAAACGTTGGGTCAATTGTCCCATATGAAGGCTCAAGCGGGTGTTCACCTGGAGCGGTTCGCATTGTTAGCGCTATAACCTGGTCAAATTGAGCGGTATCTCCGTCGTAGATTAATTCAGCAGCTCCGGATTGGTCAAATGTAAGTGGAAATTTCAACATAGGCATATATTCATTCTCCCATCATTAATCAAAATTTGCCTGCACCCAGGCTTTAAGTTCAAGTATCTCATCATCAACATACTTTTTTGTTGCAGCATCTGTTGCTAGGACTGGGTCATCTATCCCGCTTATTCTTTTATTTGTTGACTGAGCACCAAAAACAGCGACTTCGGTTTGCGCCCCATCAAGAAAACCAACCAAAACGCCGTCTCCTACTGATGGGTATTTTGAAAAAACTTTACACGGACCAAATATTTGGTTTTGTGCAAGTTTTGGAATGTTTACAAAGACTCCTCCACTTACTCTGACAACTTTTCCAACAAAAACACTGTTTGGTAGCAATGGGGAACTGCTAGCTTTTGACTGGTTTGAAACCGAATATCTTGGAGCTGAAGGAACTAACATTTTACCTACTCTTTTGGTTTTGTTTGGTCTTTTGGTTTTTGCGGAGTATTAAAATTTATCTGCACTGGCTGGGCATCAAATTCTGAAAATGAGACTCCGCTTACTATATATCCGCCTCGAAAGAATCCTGGCACGCTTGAAAAATAAACAGTATGACCAGGTCTTAACAATTTTCCGTTTGGAGATTTTAATGTAGCGGTTCCATCGCCTTCTAAACCATCGTTCTCGGACCTTCGTATTTCAGGCCATGTTGTTAGTTCAAAAGCTTTTGATTCAAATTTTGTTTTTCTTATTATGGGAACCGTATCTTCTTCGTCGTACCACAAACCATTGTTTTCACGAGGGTTTATTCGTGTTTCTACCTCAGTGTCAACAGCGCCGTTATTAGTTTTGTTTGGGTTGTAAACCAGCTCGATAAATTTTTCCGTTTTTCCTGTTGGAGAAAGTCTTGAAGATAGTCCAAATCTGTACAGCATCCATTGCATCGAACCATAAACCAGCTGTCCATCTACTTCAAACAATTGATACTGGTTTGCACTTGCTGCATTAGTCAATACATTCCATACATTCCCGTCGGCGCCACTTGATGTTCTGGCCTTAAACAGAGCTTGCTGTTTTCCAGTTTTTTGCCCGGTAAACGGCATGCTGTACTTTCTAGCAATTGATTGTGCATATTCAAAACCGTTTGTTCCAGCAATTAATTCGGGTTTTTTGTCTCTCTTCATTAACTGTACATTTTTTGGCCAACACCTAATATTGACCATTGGTGAACCTCCAGAGCCCGGGCCAGTTGTAACCTCTCCAACTTCATACGTTCTACCGCGGTACAAAACATCTCTTCTTAGGTCAAAATACCTTCTGTCAAAATCTGGATTATCCCCGATTACGCCGCTGCCAGTAAGGCTGTAATCAGTGTCTAAATACTGCACGGAAATTTCAGTAGATGCGTTGCTTGAATAACTTACAGTCAAAGAAGTCATTCTATTGGCAAGTGTTTCTGATTCGCTCTGTCTAAGTCCGGTTATGTTGAATGTTGAGATTATGTTTTGTGTGTCTAGTCTGTCAGATATCGCATAATCGTTTCCGTTATATTGAGAAGCGTTTAAATCCCTAAAAGCTTTTAGCCTTATTTCTTCTAGGTCGTGCAGTTTTTCAGCTGCTATAACTGCGATTAATTTTAATGTAATTTTACCGTCCAAAGCTTTGTATTCTTTTTTTTGTCTTTCAAATATTCCTAAATGTAAACCATCTTTTAAGTATTGAGCCCACGCCTGAGCTTCTGTGTAAATTGTTTTTCCATCTGCACTCAACAATGGCAAATTTATCTCACGCTCTTGCCCATCTATTCTTTTTGACAAGGTTTGTGTTAGCACGGTAGATATATCTGGTCCGGCTGGGTCAATTATGGTCGAACCGTCAGCTTTTTGGCGTGTTCTAACCATGGGCCTAGCAAGAACGTTAATATTTCCAGCAGTAATTGGTTCTGGCTCGGAAGGATATCCTTCATAAATTGATTGTGCCATTGTTATCCCATTTGCTCAATAATTTCTTTTAGGTCAACCATATATATTGCCCCATGTACTTTCGCACTCGGATTGTAAATCTTCACAAGATACGCCTTGGCTTTCTGGTAAGCAGCAGAACTCGTATTACCAATGCCTTTGTTGTACATTTCAGGATTTGCAATCTTTAGTTCAAATAAATATTTTGTTATTGCTTCGTCCAAGATGGGATTTGCGTAAAGGGGAGCGGAACCAAGCTGTACTGTTTCTGAGTCTACTGCTCCCTTGTTTGCTGGGTAAACCCAACCCGCCGACCCCACAACAATGGGGTCATTTACGATGACTTCTGGAACAAATGGAGCATTGATTTCTTTGTCTGTTGTTGAGTAATTTATTGCGTCAGGTAAAACTACGGGGTATTCCGTTCTAAGTCCACTAGTTACATTGTTGTATATAAATGTTGTTGGAGATGTAGCGGTAACAGATATTTCGTACACTTTGGTTTGGTCATATAGAGCTCTAACATTGGCTAGAAGGCTAGCCGTCATGGCAATTTTTACTTTGGTGCCATTTTTGAGTCCATGATTTGTTGCAGTTGTAACTTTAACTTGTCCGCCTATAAATCCTTCTATTTTTGTGATATTACCAATAACGCTTACGGTATCATTACCAGTTCCGGTTGTTCCAGCTAATCCCGTCCCTTTTGGTATTGCATATGAGAATTTTGGTAATCCATAAAATCTTTCATTTGTTCTTGCAATATATTCAACCAATGACATATTGCAAGTAACTGCTGTTGCTTTTCCAGACCGATTAACCCTAGTTACCTGAAATGACATTGAATCTATATTCCATGTTTTTAAAGCTAGAGCAGAATGCACATTCAGGAAGTTTACAGGTCGTGCATCATAGGCAAAATCCTGCAAGAGGGACATGTGCGAATCAACTGGTTGGTCAACCGAGTCATACGGAATAGCTATTAAAAATTCAAAACTACATCTTTCAAGTTTTTGAGAGGTTGCGTCAACAAGTGGAAGATTTAAAGGTCTTGGAATTTCGGTATACAGAACACCAGCTCCTTCATGGGTAAATGTTGATATTCCAAAATGAAATTCGTAGCTAAGCGCGGTCGGAGAGCCTTTTTTGATATCGGCTTGATACATTGAGCGTATTAGCGTTACGGTCTCTATGTTGGTCACGGGTTTTCTTCCTCCAACTTTTATTGAAGTAGAGAGTGAGCGTCTTTCTCTAGAAACTCCCATTTAATACCTTTCTCTAAAGTTTCTCTGTGCTTTTTCAATTTCCTGAATCACTTGTCTTGCTATTTCTTGTGGGGACTGATTCTGTGCTCCATAAACATTGACCGTTACCGGAGCTACGGCTACTCCACCACCAGCCGACGAGCCTCCTCCAGAAGACATCCTTGTCGTGCTGGTGTCCCCAAGTGGTGGAACAACATGCAGGTGTCTGGAGCTAGCGGAACCGTGGAATTCTGCAAAACCGCCAGAGTCGGAAATCATTTTTG